GCGGCCCAATCAGATTGAACACGATGCTGTTGTCGTACGACCGCAGTGCCACATGCGGGACACGGTTGTTGATGAGCTCGTACGCGCCGTGCGTGGTGATCGGGCCTGCCGGGTAACGGACGCTCGGGCCGAACCTGCTCATCGACTCACGCTCGGCATCTGCGCCTGATACATGTCCTGCTGCGCCTGAGTGAGTTGCTGGACGTGATCGGAGTCGATCGGATGATTAGGCGAGTTGAGGGTGTTGTTGATAACCACCTGTGGGCCGTTCTGGTTGTTGTTCGTCACGCCCGGATCGGGAATCGGCATCGACGGGGCCGGGGCCGGGGGCGGTACGGGTGTCGGTGGCTTGCCCGCGAGGTTGGGTAGCTGCGGGGCGACACCTGCGAAGGCACCGCCGATTCGCGTGATCCAGTTATCGTTGGCGATTTCGGATCCACCAGTCGGCAGGAAGGTCTCCATCAGCCCGCCCGCTGCGATACCCGCTAGCTGACCGCCCGCCTTGGTGGCGCGCTGGATTTCCTGGCCGGCAATCTGCACTGCTGCGCCCGAGCCGGGCTGCAGCGCCCGCTCCGACGAGCGAACCGAACACGCCGCCGCCGCCTCCGGTGCTCGCGCCGCTCTGCGCATCCGGTGCGGCACCACCGATTTCGGTCGGACCCTGTTGACCGATCTGGCTCGGGCCGCTACCGGCTGCCGAGCCCTGCCCGTTATTGCCAGAACCGGGACCGGGGAAGAGCTCGGACACATGCTTATCACCCACCATGCCCTGCGGGTTGACAACGGTTTCCGGCTTGCCGGTGTTGTTCACGACAACCGATGCTCCCGTGCCGATGCCGCCGCCCGTGTCGCGGTGATAGACGGGAACTCCCCATATGCTGCCGCCCGATGATGACGGTGTCGGGTTGGTGAGTCCAGGATTGGTCAGCTGTTCCGGCGTCAGTTGGTTATAGGGAGCGCCGCCCGGAGCACCGCCCGGGGATGGCGCGCCACCCGGAGTGGGGCTTCCTGCGGGGCCACCCGGAGTGGAGCGATCCCCACCAATGCCTCCAACGATGGTGACCGGCAACGGAATCGGAATCGACCCGAAGGGTGACGTTGTGGTGGGAGCACTGCCGCCAGGGGTTACCGGCCCGGAGGACGACGCGCCAACGGGTCGATACCAGTGATCGGTGAAGGACGGATCGAACGCGCCCGCGCCGCCGTCGAGGCCACCGGACTGAATTGCTTCGGTGCTGCCGAAGTTGACGTTCGTGCCATCGGGCAGTGTGGCCTGCATGTGACCGTTACCGGGACCGCCGTTGCGGTAGCCGATACGGAAGTCGCCCGGGCCACCCATGCCGCGCTGGAAGCCCATGCCGGGAAGAACGCTGGCCGCATTGCCCGTCCACAACGAACCGCCAACAGTGGACTTGCCGTCGATGATGTTGACGAGGTCTTCGACACCGCTCGCGCAGTCGACAAGGCCCTTCGACAAATCCTTGGTGACGTTGTCGTAGTGACCACTCCTGTTGACATTCGCCAACAGCGCGGCATCACCCATCCAGCCGCCCTTGCTTGAGGGTGCCGCACTACGCGGAGATGATGTTGCGGCGCCCGGTCCCGCTGTCGCTGCTGACGTGATCTTCGATGCGGGCTGACTGGCAGCGCCACCGTTGGCCATGTCGTACGCCATGGCGATCAGGCCGACGCCGGTTTTCTCGGGACCACCCATTGCTGCCGACATGGCGTTGAGCGGGCCGAGTATCGGTGCGGCAGCTAGATTTCCGAGGAAGCGAACGAGGTTGTCGGCCAGGCCGGCCAAACCCTTCGAGAGCCCGAGGTCCTTGTCGAGTCCAGCGCCGAGCGTGTCGAGCCCCTTGGTGAGGTCTTCGGCTTGCTTCCGGTAGGCGTCGTTCAGCCGCATCTCGGCTTGCTGCTGGTTCTGCTGCGCTTCGAGCAGCTTGTTCTTCTGGGCGACGATATCGTTCTGTGTTGCCACACCGGATGCTTCAAGCTGATCGAGCTGAGCCTTCTCCTCGGCTACCTTGTGCTGGCTCTCCAGCACGCTCATCCGAGCTCCGTAGATCGCGGTGGACTCCCCCGGCTGCGGACCTTGGCCGTATGCCGGGTCGTACGGGACGGCGATGCTGCTGCCCTGTGTCTTGGTCTTCTCGCTAGCGATGCGGAGCTCGTTCTGTTGCCGATCCTGCAGAGCCTTCGCGAGATCGTTCTCGGCCTTCTGGAGCTCGTCGGCGCTCGCGCCCTGCGCCTTCAGCGCGTCGATATCAGCCTGAGCCTGAGCCACCTTGTGGTCAGCCTCGATCTTCGAGATGCGGTCGCGGTATTGCTGCTCGGACTCCCCCGGTCGTGCGCCAGCGGTGTACTCAGACGGGTAGGGCACCTGCGGTCCCGGACCCTTGCCACCGCCACCGGCCCCGATGTTGTCGTCCCAGACGGGAGCCGCAGAGCCGAACGGGTTATTGGAGCTGCCGCTCCCGGCAGCACCGCGCGCCGCACCGGCAATGTTTCCGGCTGCCTTCCGGGATTGGTCGATGGCCTGCCCACGCAGGTTGGGTCCGGGCCCGGTATCGAGCGCGCTCTCATCGCCCCAGCTTCCGCCGCCGCCGCCGCCCTTGTTTCCATTTCCATCGGAGAGCCAGTTGATCAGCTTGCCGATAGGCGAGTCCCGCAGCCAGTCCGAGTTGGCGAAGTCCTGGAAGGCCGCCTTCCATTCGGCAATCTTCTGCATGATGAGAACCGTTGTGTTCATCATGCCCCGATTGACGGCGTTGAAGAACATATCCGAGGCGGGCTTAAGCTCCACTTCGAACATATGCTTCATTTTTTCCCAGCCCTGGAGCCCGTCGTCGGTGGACTCCTTGACGGCGTGCAGGTCGATAACCTGTTGCTTGAGAATGTTGTTGAGCTGATCTCCGGAGATGGCGCCCTTCTCGATGGCGGTGAGCATCGGCCCGTAGGCCTTGGTGCCGAACAGCGCGATCGCTTCTTGCTGTGCCGCAGTCTCTTTCGATACGTCGCCGGTACGGACGGCTTCGTCGTGCCGTTGCTTGATGTGAGCGATGGCCTGCGGCAGAACCGTCTTCACGTCGCCGCCCGCCTTGGCGATCGTGGCGATCGCCTTCGACAGCGAGTTGAGCGCCGCGTTCTGATCGACACCCGACTGGACGAACGTGGTCACCAGACCGGCAGCAGTAGAGAAGTCCAAGCCGATCTGCTGCATCTTCGGGCCTGCATCGAGCAGGGTTTGGATCAGGTCGTTGATCGGTATCTGCGTCGTGGTGTACGCCGTGTACAGCTTGTTGATCGTCGGTATCTGCTCGGCCGCAGACACGTTGAACATGTGGAACATCTGCGTGAGCTTTTGAATGTTCGTCTGCTGCCCGGTCGCTTCATCGAGGTCGGACACGTAGACGATCAGGTCAGCGATATCCCTCTGGCCCGCTCCGAGCGTGGCCGATAGCTGCCCGCCGATGCGCCCCAGGTTCTCCAGCGAGTTCGAGGACTTCAGCGACGCCTGCGCCACCTGATCCACAACCTTGTTGAGGTCGTCGCCCATCTTGCCCGTCTTCAGGGAGATGGAGTCGGTGATGCTGTCCCACTTCTCGCCCAGGTTGTACAGCGCCTTCATGAGCTCGGTTGCGCCGACTGCCAATGCAGCGAACCCGGCGACAGCACCGCCGATCGCCAGACCGGCGCCGCCGAACTTGCTTGTCAGGTTGCCGACGTCGGAGGCCAGCGCTCCGAAGCGTGTTCCCGACATGGCACCGGACAGCGCGGAGAAACCGTTCGACAGTGCGCTGGTCGTGTTGTTCAGCTTGTCGTAGGCCCGGATGGCGTCGTTGGTGGCGCGGGTCTCGGCGGTGCGAGCTCGGGCAAGCGCCTCGGCCTGAGCAATGACCTTCGTGTTCGATGCGCCCTTGTCGCGGAGCTCCTGTAGCTTCGCTTCTTCGACGCGCACCTTCGACATGGCGTCACCGACTTTGGAGAACGCCTTCTCCAGCTTCTCGTCGCCGATGCCTTCGGCCAGTGCGGTGCCGATCGACTTGCCGGTGGTCTTGCCCCACTGCTCGTACTCTTTGGCGACACGCTTGGCGGTGCGGTCATCCGCAGTTACAGCTACCGGAATCGAGATTGCCACCGCGAATCACCACCCTTCCTAGCTGAATCCCATATCGGAGAAGAAGTCTTCTTCGGCCGCTTCGCGCTCGGCTTCCTCTTCGGCCTTGCGCTTGTTAGCCTCGGCCTGGTCTATCGGATCAAGCCACGCGTAGTCCGAAGCGCTCCAACTCACTTCGCCCCGGCTCGACACTGCCTCGTAGGAGGATCGGAGCCGCATCGCTTCGTTGAGGCGTTCCTCTTGCACACGTGTGGCGCGGGACTGCCTGCCGCCCCGCAGCCAGGTTCTAAACGCGGACTCGTCATCGAGATGTTCGAGCAGAACCATCATGCGGCGCGACGAGAGAATTGGCCGGCCACGTTCGTCGCGGGAATCCTGATGCCAGTCCGCAATGTTGACGCCGAGCCGAAGAAGGTCCGACTCGATCTGACCGGCCGCGCCGAACCAGATGCTAACTAGTGCCGGTACTTTTGGATCCGGTCTCGCGCCACCGTTCGTATTGCGCGTCCTGCTTGGCCCACACGACGGTCAGCATGTCGGGCGGGCCACCGGCTGCCTCGAACTTGCGGTAGCGTTCCTCGCCCCACATGGCGATCAGCATCAGGGAGTTCTTGCTGTCCTTGAGCAGCTTGCCCTTGCGGCGCAACGGCATCGCGTACGACGCGCCCTGCACCTTGGTGCCGTTGGGGAGTTCGAGCTCGATGCGGTCGCAGTCCTCTAGGGACTTCTCAACCTCTTGCAGTTTGCGCTCAACCTCGACGGGGAGGAACTGCCGATAGGTGATGCGATAGGTTTCGTCGCCGACCTTGAAATCGTAGTGAGCGTTGAAACCGAAGAACTCGCTCAACTGCTCGATCGCGGCAGAGAGATCGGGAATGGTGTCGTCAGACATATTTGGGGGCTGTTTCCTTTCAGTGGGCCTGGGCTGTGTGTGCGTTGGTATCCCAGTCGCACCCCTGGGTGATTCCGCGTTCGGGATTCGGTACGCGGCAACCGATATGGAGACTCACCGAGCGGACGCCAGCCCACCCCTAGCAGACCGACTGCCGAGGAAACGCCCGCCCGGTGAGGGTCTTACACGGCGGCGATGGAGAAGTTGCCCGGGGTCGCCAGGCTTGAGCCGTCGCCGGTCAGCGCCCCGCCATGAGCGGGAACGGTGACGGTGAACGGACCACCCGAAGAGCCGGTGACGGTCCAGTCGCTGCTGGTGTACCCGTCGTCCAATGCCACCAGAGCGGACTTGACGTTGGCTGCCGAGGCGCCGTAGGCGATCGTGGCCGTGGTCAGCCCACCGAAGGTGAGCGTGAAGGTGCCGCTGGCCTGAGAGCCGAGCGTGACCGTCCACTGCGAGGTGGGCGAGTCGTAGAACGCGGTCCAGCCCGCGCCACCGACCCACGTCCACTTCAGGATCGGCCGGTAGACACCGTCGATCATGGCCGAGAAGAAGCCGTCAGGCAAAGGCTGGTAGGTGAGCTCCGCAGCCTCGCTGTCCTTCTTGTCCTTCTTGGCGTTGCCGATATCGGTCAGCTTGCTCAGCGCGTAGCCATCGACCGTGTAGATCGGCAAGCCCTGCTTCTTGAACTCCGACACCAGGAGAACCTGGCGCTCGACGTTCTCGCCTTCGAGCGGGCGACCCCACCCGGCGTTGGCGACACCGGGCAGCTCGACCAGCGGGTCACCGTTGTCGGCGTTGAGGCGCAGGTTGTTGCGCAGGCGACGGATCAGCGGCTTGCCGGTCTCGACGGCGGTGAAGCTGAAGGGCTCACCCTCTTCGGTGATATCCGAGTCGAACGGGAAGTTCGACTGGAGGATCATGAAGTCGTCGTTTTTGATGGTCGGCTTGGTGCTCGGGCCGTCCCCGTCCTTGAAGGCGCCTGCGACGTGGAAGCCTTCGTTGGTGTCGGTGTTCTCGACCCACACACCATTGACCTTCTTGAACGCCAGCAGGTCGTCGCGCCACTTGCCGTCTTGCGCGAACGGGCTCCACTTCACAGCCCCGGCCGAGTCGTGCGGCGAGATGTCGGTGGCCGATCCGCGCGCATCACGGATGAGCACCTGACGCAGCTTGCCCCGTTCGAGGAAGCGGCTGTCGAGGTCGTTGAAACCAGCACCATCCCAAGTAGTGCCGGTGGCGGGAAGCGCCATAGTTGTTGTCCTTTCGGGAAGGGGAAACCGGAAGGTGTCCGGCAGTTGAGATGGGCTGTGCTGCGGGGCGGGCCATCCCGCCGTTGCGGCCGACTAGTCGTCAGCGGCGACGAATGAGAACCCGACGCTGTATCGGGCGGTGTACCGAGCGACCGACTCGTTGACGTAATCCATCGGAGTCGGCATCTGATCGGTGGTGATGTAGTCCGGGTTGGCCCACTTGGCGTTCGAGAGCAGAACGTCGGATAGGTGTTGGGCCGCGTAGGTGATCGCGCGATGACCGCGCCGCGCCGTCAGTTTGGCGTTCGCGGTGGCTGGCCGGCCGTCGTGCTCGGTGTCGAGAAAGTCGACCTGCACCATCACGTCCGCAGTGCCGGTGTTGGGATCGTCCTTGCCGATCGGCAATTGCTGCACGATCGCGAACGGGTAGGGGTCACCGGCTGTGCGCTCGACTGCTGCCCGCATGACCGGCTGCAGGAGCGCGATGAAGAAGTCCTCGGGATCGGGCGACTCGCGGTCGTAGAGTTGGCCGCTCACTCGTCGTCCCGCTCGATTGTGATACCGCCGTCGTAACCGGTGGTGCCACCGAAGTGCTTGGCCGTTTTCTGCATCGGCGCGAGCGCCTTGGTCGGGGTGTCCTTCGGCAGCGTGACCCAGCCGTCGCGCTCGGTGTAGACGCGGCGCTTCTCGGGCCCGTCCTTGTCCCCGCCCGTGCCGTACTCGATGAAGTGCGAGTACCACGCCGTGGCGGTGACCTTGCCCTTGCCGCGCTTCGCCTTCTTGGTCACCTTGATTCCGGCCGCGTACTCGCCCGAGCGCACGTTGCCTGCTGCCGCCCGGGCGTACGGGACCACTTCGTTTTCCATGAAGTTGTTGAGTTGGTCGTTGACCTCGCGGTCGGCTTGCACGGCTCGTTCGAGCTCGGCGCGGGAGATGCCGTACTGCGCGAAGGCGTCGGATGCCATCAGCGTTGCCGCTTCGCCATGATGGTCACGTGATGCACCGTCCCGTCGAGGTTGTACTTCGGCATGACCGGGCCGGTGATCTGAAATGTCATGTCGTCGTAGGTGAGCTCACCCGTGGAAGCGGTTGCGAGAACGCCAGCTTCGGGTGGGGCGGTCAGCTTCCAGATTTCGGTGGCAACGTCGTACGCGGAGTTCTCGGCAGTCTCGGATGCGCTGACCGGCCGGAAGTGGCAGCCGAACACCGTGTTGTCCGAGCGGGACGTTGCGCCGATCCCGAGATATCCGGGCGTGTTCGAGCGGGTGACCGTGATGAACGTGACTGCCTGCCCGCCGAACGATGCGCTCATGGCGACTGGAGGATCCGATATGGCGCGAGCAGATCGGTGTTGATGTTGCTGCTCTGCAATAGCGTGACCGACCACTGATATTCGACGTCATCGACCTTGAGTCCGGTCAGCGCGGAGTCGGTGCGGGCAGCTACCGCCCGGAGGCCCGCTGCGGCTTGGGCCACAGCCACGTCGAAGTCGGCTGCCGTCGTGAAGCCGTGTGTCATGGTCACACTGATGGCTCCGGGCGCTGCGGTCCAGCTTGCTCCCGATTTCTTGTAGACCTGCCCCCGGTTGACCGACCAGCGCAGGTCGGACACGTCGAGGGTCACCCCGTCTTCGACTACTGCCGATACCGTCGTGAGTTGCAACGTCGGCAGGGACAGCACCCGCCCGCCAGGGCCATCGACGGTGATGGTCACAGTGGCGGGCGGGGTGACGATCCAGCCGCAGTAACGGCGCACGGCCGCGAGTGCTGCTGCGTCATAGTCGATGGTCATCGGTTAGGCGCGAGCCACCGGGAGGTTGCCGCCGTTGCCGAGCAGTGCGACAGCGGAGAGTGCCCCACCCGTGGTGACGGTGGTCGATGTGATGACGGCGCGCACGTAGCGCTTCGTCGGGCGCACACCGAAGGACTTCACGACGTTGTCGTCGGTGGCCGCGAACGACGGCAGGCTGCCGAGCACCCGATCGGCCGGGACGGCGGCGTAGCCCGATCCCGAAGCGTCCGACTCTTCGACGGTCACGTCGTAGGCGCCATCGGTCAGCGTGTGGGCCTGCACGACGAACGCCACATCGCGAAAGTTGTTGGAGTACAACGCGCAGTCCACGGCGGTGCCGTTGGTGGTGGTGTTCGAGGAGATGCTGGTGTACGGCAATGCCTTCACGGCCAGCGTGTTGTTGTAGACGGTGTGCGTCATTCGGGTAGCTCGCTTTCATGCTGAGGGGTGATCGGCTCGGGCTGATGCTTGCGGGGCCGGCCAACTCGCCGGGTGCGAACTTCGCCGGGGGCGGCGGTCGCCGTTTCGGTCACCGAGGCGCGGCGCTCGGCCGCGTCCTCGACGGGCTCGAACAGATGCTCGCGCCCCTTGAATCCGGGGTCGGTGTCCTCGATCGGGGTGCCGGGGACGAACACGCGGGGCACACCGTTCTCGTCAAAGGTGAATGCTTCCTTGGCTGCATAGATCGCCATCGGTTGCCTTCTTTCTAAGTCTGCTGGGCTGGAATGTGTTTGGTGTTGGCAGTGGCCGCAGTCGGGCTGGGAACTGCGGCCACTGCCTCGTCACCGAGGGGTTGTGCTTAGGTGACGTTCAGGATGCGGAATGCGCCGTCGTTCACCGAGTCGGCACCGACCCGGCTGTAGGCGTACCAGCCGCGCTGGCCGGTCGGCCGGTTGTTGCTGGTGCTGAACAGATGCGGGATGAACTCGACCGTCATGCCCACGCGATCCGCGATCACATAGTTGCTGAAGTCACCGAAGATCAGCGTGTAGTTCTCGGCGCTGCCGTCGATGACACCGTCCATGCCCTCGGCTTCGAGCGCGTCGCGCCCGAGCAGAACGGACGGACGACCGTCACCCAGCTGTGCCCACAGGCCGTTACCACCTGCGGTGTCGAACTGCCTGATCTTGTTGTAGATCAAGTTGTTCGCCAGCCAGGTGGCGTTGGCCCGGTAGCGGGCAGGCAGGGCACCCTGCAGCGCGTACACGTCCGCGAGAGCGAAGGTGTCCGTGGTCGCAGAGGCCTTGATCACCGAGGGGCTGGAGGCCACCAGGGCGGTCACGATGCCGGTCGGCTGGTTCGAGCCCGAGCCGGTGGCGAATGCCGCAGCGTCGAGTTCGTCCTTGCCGAAGGCCAGCAGCTTCGCAACCTCGGCGGTGACGTTGGCCTCGTCGGCCAGCGCCTCGATCGAGATGGGCACGAAGCCAGCAGCCTTGTAGATCGGGATGCTCGGCTGCGCGAACGTGGTCGCGTCGTCGGACACCTGCGATCCCTCAGTGTCCCAAGACCAGGACACCGAGCCCGAGCTCACGCCGTTCCAGGTGTCGCCAGTGGCGACGACGGAGCGGGCGACCTGGCGAATGTCGTTGCGCGAACCGGAAGCCGTGATGATCACGGTCGGATCGAGCTGGAACGGAACCAGGTAGCCACCGGCCGAATCGGTCAGCGACATGGCGCGGAACTGCTCAGCCTCGTTGAGCGCCCGAGTCTCGTCGGCCGTCAACTGGTGCTGCTGGTTGCGAGCCATCTTCGACCACGCGCGCAGGTACGCCGGGGACGAGGTGACCAGCGCATGGCGGGCCAGCTTGGAGTCCACGGTGTCGTAGCGCTCGATGATTTCGGTCGCAGCCTGCCGCACGTTGTCCGAAGCGCCAGAGCACTTCTCGATTGCGGACAGCGCCCGAGCGCGGAGCTCGCCAGCGACCTCACCGGACGGCCGGCCAAAGGTGCGAACCTCTGACAGGTCCCACGGATTGCGGAAGCGGCAGTCCTCGATCGAGTCCGGTTCGAGGATGGCATCGCGGTCGTAGTCCGAGCCGCGTGACCCGCCATCGATGCGCAGGTTCTTGCTCGGCTTCGAGCTCCGAACCGAAGCGAGCTCGGCAGCTACCTCGAGCCGCGAGATGTGCTGCTCCAGCTGACGGAATTCCTCGGCCAACTCATCGAACTCCGACCGGTCTTCGGCGCGGATCTCATCGAGCTCACCGATTTCCTCCATGCGGGCATGGACTTCCTCGATGCGCTTCTTGGCCTGACTGTGGGTGAGGGTGGGAGCCTTCTGCTCGTCCCTGATTTCCTCGCTCATCTGAGCGTTTCCTTTCGTTTCATCTGAATGAGTGAATCGCGCTGATTACGCAGCCGAAGCTGGAACTCGTTCATGCGCGTTGGGGACGGGCGCTCACCTACATCTGGCGTGGATCGCTGCGCGTCTTCATCGGGGGTGGTGGTGGACGACTCCGGGTGCTCGACTACCGGCTCCTGCTCGGTGTCTTGCTGCGCGTCATCGTCGCGTTCGGCCATGTCCGCGAGGAACACGGCCGTTGCGAGCAGCTTCCGCTGCTCGGGATCATGGAGCCGCCCCAGGTCAATCACCTGGGACCGCATGGACACTGACGTGTCCGCATAGGCGGGCCAAACCACGGGCCCGATTTCGGGAACCTTGAGTTCCTTGAGGGTGCGAATCGGCAGGGCTTCGTCTGGCATGTCCTCATATGCGCTCTGCCGCAGGCACTCCGCGAGAGTGGCTTCGTCACGAATTGGCCGGCCGTCTGCGGTTTCCCAACCTTCGCGCACGACCGAGAACCGGAACGACATTCCATTGATTGCGCCAGCGGCGATTGCGTCCCGCACGGGCTCCATCAGCCAGTTGTCGAACACCCGGGCCACCACGTGGGCGCCGCCCTCGGGGGCCAGTACCGGATCGACGTCTTCGGTGATCGAGCGGAGCTCGGCAATCGGCAACGAGCCGATCATCGAGTGACGGCCGTGATCGAACTGGATGATGGGCGGCGTCTCGCGGAAGCTGCGCTTCATGGCTCCGGGCGCGATACGTTCGCGGAACCGGCCCTCGTAGGAGTTGATGACCGTCGTCCGGTTGAACACCGCGCCCCAGCCGTCGAGGGTCAGCCCATCGGAGGGCTCGCTATCGGCAGCCGAGCGGCTGCGAAGCATGAACGGCGCTTCGCGCACGCCATCTTGCGGAATGCGGCTATCCGTTGGCATTCGATGAACCTCCTGTGTCTGCCGGTGATGGGCTCACACCAGGTGGGAGAAGTTGCACGCTGGTTAGCCCGCTGTGGACGAGCAGACCGAAGTCGCCCGACTCCACTGCGGCCACAACCGAATCGGGTTCGTAGCCAGCGGTAATGAGGGTGTTGATGGTTTGCGCCCGCACGTTCTGAATCGACGCAGCATCGCTTTCGTCCTCGCGGAGGAAAGGAACATTGTTGGAGTCGTACCAGAGGCGGGACGATTTCTCGGGCGGCGGCACGATGCGCTGGAACGAACCGGCAAGGTTCTGCCACAGCGGGTGCGCAGTGCCGTCAGCCAACCGGCGACGGGCCTGCCCGTAGTTTGAGTAGGTCGCAGCTTCGAGCCCTTCGGAGAGCCCGACGATGATCGGGGGCACTCCGGCCGCAGCGGCGATGCGTGTCTCGCCGCCACCGCGAATCGATTTGAAGTCAACGTCCTTGAGGTTCGAGCCGACGACGGTCACGTCTGCGCCCGGATACAGCTGCAAGGTCTTGTAGGCGTTCGCCGCTCCGGTGTGCTTTCCCTCGAACTCCTGCACCCACTTCTCGACCGCTTCCTTGGTCGCGCCCGCGACACCCGGAGCGCCGGGGAAATGCTTGATGACGAGATTCGGAGTGGCACCGTTGTCGAAGAACTTCCGCTGATGCGTCGTCATCGCCTGATCGGCCTGAATCTCCCTGAGAATCGGGGTGAGCCACGACATTCCACGGAAGGTGTACAGCGGATCCGGGATCGGCGCGAAGTGCGCCACCTCATCGGGGTGCAGGCCGACGGTTTTGCCTTGGTCGATTTGGCCGGCGCGTTCTGTATAGGCGTATCCGACCCGGCGATATCCGACGTTGCCGCGCCCATCGGCAAGACGCAGTGGCTCGACCACGATGTCAACCCAGTCCGGGCGCAGCACAACGAGCTCGGCATTCGGGCTCTGCGTGCCGAGCCGAGCCAGCGACGTGTTCTTGAGAATGTAGGCGTTGCCCGCGAGGTCGGCATCCTGGATGACCTTCGACAGCAGGTCTTGCGTAGTGCCGCCGACCCACGGCTGTTCAAGGATGCCGAGCTCGGGCGTTCCGTAAATGTCGGACGGTCTGCCGTTACGGAGCCGCTGCCACTGGAAGCGGATCGTGGAGAATAGCAGTTGCCGCACCATCATGCAGGCGAACACCACACCGTTGCTGCCGTATGCCTGCGAAGCGAGACCGACGAACGTGCTCGGAGCCATCTCGGTCATCGCGCCGCCGAGTGTGGTTTCGTATCCGCGCGGGACGAGGCCGCCCGTGCCGAGCCCGTAGGCAAGCCCGTTGAACGTGAAGCTGTTCATCAGCGCCGCATACTGATCGAGTGTCGACACGTCTCGGACACCAGCGCTGCCGCCCTTGAGGCGGGTCAGGAGATTCACGGCGAACCGTCAGTCGGGTAGAGAAGCACAGCGCCCGCGAGCACGAACACGCCAGCCGCGATCAGAGCCTGGGCGGGGCCGACCAGGATCGCCACACCTGCGACGATCGAAGCTACGCCGAGCAGAGCGGCGATGATTGCGTGTAGTGCTGTCACGTGAAGAATCCCCAGACCTCTGTCTCTCGGTTGGTATCGGTAGCCTCACCCCAGGCCGCTTGGAAACAGGCCACAAGCGGTGAGGAATCCACAGGCGAGTTCTTGCGATCGATCGCCCATGCGTCCCCGATAATCTTTGCCCTGGCTGACTCAGCCGCAGCGTCGAGCACAGGAGAGGGGCGGTGCCTCATCTTGCGCTCGGTGATCATGTCGAAGCCGTAGCCGTACGACTTCGTTAGGTCGGTGCCGCCGAGCTCGATCACCCGGACACCCGCGTCCCGCAGTGGGACGATCAGCCCGGAGGCGGGAGCGCCACGGGCCTGCACCACGACACCCTCGAACTTGTCCTTGCGCTCGGTGAACCACGGCACGATCCATTCGGTGCCGCGCTCGGCTTTCACCACTTCCCAGTGCAGCAGTTCGTCGTCGCGGCGACTCGCGATTGCGACATAGCCCTTCGTGCGGGCGAAGTTCACATCGACCGAGGCCCAGACCGGGGCGTCCTTGGCGCGGCGCGACTGCGGATCCGTCGTGACCTTCCACGCTTCGGCCGGAATGATGCCCGGTTCGAGCGCGTCGACCCACTGGCACAGGTGCTCGGTGCGCCAGCCCGGAATGTTGTCGTGCATCGACTCCAACCGGCCGCGCAGCGAGTCGAGTGTGAAGCCAGGCAGGTAGCCGAGCGCCGGATTGGCGTACGGCCAGTAGTCCTGGTCATCGTGGGGAACGTCGTCGGGCGCAGACCATTCGCCAAGGAACGTGAGCGTGTCCGCAGTTTGGCCGGCCACGATCTTCGAGATGGCTCCGTCGCGAAGTGACCGCAGCACTACCGAAGTGGCGTCACCCGCGTTCGACGCGCAGACCACCAGCGAGCGCGGCCGCGCCGTCGTTGTCGGGACGATGGCGTTCCAGGCCAGCCAGTTCTGCTGCTCGCGGAGCTCATCGAGCTCGGCCAGATCGGCCGACAGTGACCGGCCACCCTTGCGGCTCGATACCGCTGCTCGCCATTCTCGCTTCGGGCCTGACGGGTCTGCCGGGTCCGGTTTCAGCAGCAGCTTGAACTTGCCGTTGGTCTGCGAGAAGCGGTAGAACTCGCGACGCAATACCCGGTTCGACTTCACGTCGGCCACGACCTCGGACAGCGTGGTTTCTGCCATCTCAAGGTTCTGCGCCGAAATCAGGACTTGCTTGGCGCCGTCCACGTACAGCTTCCAGAGCCCGAGCCCTTTAAGCCACTGCGTCTTGCCGTTCTGACGGGCGATCAGCAGAACGATCGTCTGGAAGCGGAAACCAGTTCCCGCAACGTCTTTCTCCAGCGCGTGAATGTACAGCCACTTCTGCCACGGCAGTAGCGTCCAGCCAAGCACGTTCTCCAAGAACTCGACACACTCGAAACCCCACGACGTTTCCGGGGTCAGCACCCGGAGCTCGGGCGTGAACAGACGGGGCTCGGTGCGACCTCTAAGCGCCGGACCTGCGAGCGCGGAGCTTAGCAAGTTCGTCCGTTTCCTCGTCGTCGTCCATCGCTTCGACCGGCAGGGTCGGCGCGGGAAGCGACGTATCGGCATCGAGCCCGTACAGGCGAGCCTCGGAGCTCAGCAGGCGCTGGCAGATCAGCGCCGACTTGTGGTCGCCCTGCAGGGCGGGCCCCCAGTGCGCTTGGAACAGGCGCTCGCAGCGCTCTTGATGGATCGCGAAGGCCTCGTCGGAGAGCAGCGCTCGGCGGCGTGCCGCCTGCGCGAGCTCCCGCTTGATGATGCGGTCGACCGAAGCCGGGGAACGCAGCCCGATTACTGCGCCGATCTGCCGGTAGGTCGCACCAGCGATGAACAACTGCAATGCTTTCGCATCCCGCTCGTGGCGGTCCTCGGCCTTCATCGGGCGAGCTCGAGGTAGACGGCATCGGTGATACGCATCGGGTTGCGAATCGCCGTGTTGTTCATCTTGTGGAAGATGCGCGGTCCCCCACGGCCATTCGCCTTCTGCGTCTTGACCATAACCTTGGCCGACTCGGGAAAGATGCGCTGTAGCTGCACCGATCGCTCATGGTTGTACTTCGAGCGCATCCCCGTCTTGCTCTGCGTCTCTTTGAAGTAGCGCATCCACGGGGTGACAACGGCTGTGGCACCGTCGCTTCGCGTGCCGTACTGGAATGCGTGCGTGATGTCATCCTCGAAGGGCCCGTACCAGTGCTCGCGCCCCTCGCCAACCTGCTCGATGAACAGCGAGTACGGGAAACCCTTGCGCGCATTGCGCAGCACCTCGGTCGCAACCGCGTCGAGCTGCGCGCCGACCATGCGCCCGTTCGTGGAGAGCGTCAGCGCCCCGAGCATGTCGGCGAACAGGGCCAGCCCGCCGTGGTTGCGCACCACCCGGGCAGCCGAGCCGGGAGAGCTCGACACCCGAAGGGAGAGAATGTTGTCGTCTAGCTGCAGGACACCCCAGCAGCCCTGGCGCTCGGCTTCGAGGCACGCAGCCTCCCTGCCTGGGAACGCGCCTAGGAAGCCATCGGCCGGTGGCGGCGTAGGAAGCATCCAGTGGGCTTTGGCGTACTCGTAGGCCCACTCTCGCGTGTAGGTGCAGATGCGGTGGGCGTCGCTTTCGTAGCTCGCGGCATCGGCTTCGGAGACCACCCACACGATTTCCCCGAGGTCGAGGTCGTGCAGATCGGCAAGCAAACGGGCGGTCGGGCGCTCTTTCACCTTTGGCCGGCCACCGGAGATAACGGCGACCATCAGGCCTTTTCGCTGCTCGGGCGTTAGCAGCCAGGGCCAAATCGGCGGGCTGCCAGCAACATCCTCCACGTCACGACTTCCGCTTGTGGCGAATGTCGAGCAGCCCAGGCAATTCGGCGAAACCGGCCTCGGCGCTCAGCGCTTGTTCCTCGGACTCGAAGATCAGCGTGATGGCGAAGCCCTTGCCGGTCATGTCGGTCGCGACCTCATCAGGCACGTCGACATTCACCAGTTCATCGAACTCGGTGGTGATCGCTTCCCAATCTGCGAGCGCCAGAACATCACCGAAGTCTTCGGCCAGTTCGTCTAGCTGCTGCACCAACTCCGGGAAGTCCCACATCGTGAAGTCGTGCGTACGGTTATCGGCAATTCGGAAGGCATCGGCTTCGGCCGGTGTCAGTTGCTCCGCAACGATCACGGGAACTTCCGTAAGGCCCAGCTGCTTTGACGCAAGAAGTCGCGTGTGACCCGCGATTAGGACGTTGTTCTTGTCCACCACTAAGGGCTGCTGCCAGCCGAAACGCTGTAGAGACTTGGCAACGATGTCCACAGCGGTCGCGGGGATACGCCGGGGATTTCGCTCGGCAGGACGCACGTCAGCTATGGGC